ACCTCATCCGTCCGCAAGCGCATCGCGGTTGTGGAAGCGAGGATCGAGGAGTACCAGGCTGAACTACGTCGCCTAAAGGCCCAGCTTCCTAGCTGAGCTCACTGCTACAGACTCATAGGTTAGACGCAATAGACGCTAGGTTAGACGAAAGAAGTCCTCAACCGTGAGGAGTAAAGCCTTGGATCGTCTAACTCGCGTCTATGTAGCGGATTCATACCAACAGACCACAGGAAGAGACAACAACATGTGGAACATAAGCATCGGCGGCAACGCCTACAGCAGCAAGGTTTACACACCGCAATCCGCAACGATTGATGGCACGGTCAATAGCAGAGAGGACATGATCAAGCTGGTGAACAAGCTATGCGAGGTCCTTGAGATTCCACAGTATGACCCTGTCACAGGTCCTCCGCGCAAGATCAAAGACCAGCCACAAGCATGACGGCACGAGTAATTGCACTCGACCCAGGAGGCACGACAGGCTGGGCGATGTGGCAAGATGAGCCCATCCCAGGCACGCTGCGAGGGTCAGCCTGGGAGCACTTCACGTGTGGACAGATGGGGCCAGAGCCTCACCACCTAGACCTCTACAACTTCCTAGGGCACATGCACACGCAGGTCTACTCTGTGGTGTGTGAGAGCTTCGAGTTCCGGAAGGGCGATGAGCACCGAGCGGGCGTTAGTTTGATTAGCCGGGAGTACATCGGCGTCGCAAGACTGTTTGCCCAGGAGCGATTGGGGCAGGTAGGACAGACGCTCGTGATGCAGACTGCGGGTGCAGCGAAAGGGTTTATCCCGGACAAGCCACGAGGGGGTTTGGAGGCCAACGCCAAGCTTAAGGTACTAGGCCTATACGTTCCGGGTAAGCAGCACGCGAACGATGCCATGAGGCATCTCATATACTACCTTGTCAACCGACGAGGTATGGTCAATCTGATTCAACCGTGGAAGGAGTTGACATGAACATCAAGACAGTAGTAGCCTCTGTGGTCTGTGCTGCAAGCCTCGCGGTGCTTCCTTCGGGGACGGCAAGTGCCTATGGAAGCGATGATTGCTACAACGGCGTATCGACAGCTGAGTGGTACAACCTTCAAGTAGGTCTAGACAACCCACCGGCGCGTCGTGCGGTAGTCGAAGCTGACTGGGGTGTGATGCCTCAAGGGTACCGCAACCAGTACTGGGTGCCCGGAAGCGATCTGTACTACAGCCTCGCCTACAAGTTCTGCCAGAACAAGGATCTTCTGATCGTGATCGTCTACCGCAAGTCAAGTGGCGCCTGGCAGATGGCGTTGAAGGGTGCTTTCGGCACCGTCAGCTAGGCAAAAGACAACCCCCTCTTCGGCCGAGGGACCGCGTCGACACCTCATACGAGGGCGCGGGGGCGAAGAGGGGGTTGCCGTCTGTTGTGGCTACGGCGTGGGCTTCAGCTCCTCCTGACCTGTGAAGGAGGGACCGTCACCGCTTCCGAACGCGCCACCAGCCAGTGACAGGAGAAGCGATGTGAGCGCCCCTCCGACGAAGACAGTTGCACCGTCGCTCAGGCTGCTGACGTTCATCACGTCGAGTACCCAGTCGCCAGCGACGAGTGCACCGCCGAGAGCAGCTGCGCCACCACGGACGCACCGCTCAGCTGTTGCCTTCCAGAACTTTCTGGTCCACATGTTGCCTCCTAGGACAAGATGACCTTGCGTTGGGTGGGATTGGCAAGAAGGACAGCCTTGCCTCGTGGTGTGTTCATCAGCGAACGAGCGACCTTCTCGACTGTTGCCAGTTGGCGATCGATCTCGAAGTGCATCTCGTCCTTGCGGTTGCGGTAGTCGCCACCCCACCTGATGCAGTCCTTGTACCGCTTGCGCAGCAGGTTGTGAATGATCGCGACCTCGGCGTCATTGAACGTCTTGGCCTTCCCGAGAGGGTGATCGGTGGCGTTGAGGTCCTCCGCCGTAGCAGAGGCATGGTTCGACAGGTCGTTGTCGTAACCCCGAATCGGCCGGTATGCGTAGCCCCAGTCGTCCAACAACGGCTCGTCCAGATCCTCGATGCGCTTGTCGAAGACCGTGGCAAGGTGAATCAACAGGAAGCCTGCGCTACCGTTCCGAAGCCTCAGCTTCGTACCGGACCCAGGAACCTGCCATGTGTGCAGTAGGGTGGAGGTTGCCTTGAGAGCTGGCCACCCGTTCTGACTTGTCGACATGAGATCCCTCATCTCGTAGTTCGGGTATCGGATCGTCGGTACCACTGAACAATAGCATCCCTCGTCCTAATCCAGTAGTACGTGAATGCACGATGTGCTCGTGCGGGGATAGCTGTGTCTTCTGGTCCAGGTAGCGCGTCATCTCCCTTCGGGTGCCAGGCAATCGCTGCAATGAAGGTAAACAATGCAACGGTGATAAGAGCTACATGTTCTGCGACAGGTGCCTTCATGCTGTAAGCTCGCCCAGAGGCATAAGCTACTACGCCCATCAACATGTAGATGCAAACAGCAAGACGACGGTACCGCCTTGGAGTCTGGGAGCGCTTCAGTCCAAAACTGATCCCCATGACGCCCATAGCTGCTACAGCTGCGATCAAGTTAACGATCCGCAGCCATGCGTAGTCTTGCCACACAATCTCCATTACTATCATCCCTTGGGAACCCCACACAGCTGAGCCGTCGACTCGGGGTAAGGGTTCTCCTCGACATCCTTAAAGTACGTTTGAGCCGCAGCGATGTAGATGCGCAGCTTACGCTGCAGCGTCGCTGCGTCTAGGTCGTTATCCTTTGGGTCGAAGAGAGGGAGGACAGCTTGGTCATACTCGAAGCGCGCCCTCGACAAGGCAATGCTCGAGTCTGTGCGCGCACGTTGTGCTGCATCGTAGTCCCTGTCGTGTGTTGCTTGACAGGCCTGGTACTTGTTGAACTGATGCGTCTGCCAAAGCTGTGCACCACCAATGAAAGTAAGCAGGACCCCGAGAGCAATGAGATAGCCAACCAAGACGCGGCCGAGTACTACACGGACAGTACTGCTATCGTTCACTTGTCCTCCTTCCCATTCGATCGTAGTAGATTGGTAAGTACCAGTCCCGTTATGGTTGTGAACATCCCCCCAAGCACTGTCACAACAGCTGTTGCATTGAGCTGGTCTCGGAATGCGGCCACTGCGAGAACGAACCCAACCAACGTTAGAATTACCGCTGCCATGATCATAGCCACCAGCGCCAGCTTGTCCCCCAGACTAGGGCGCGGAGGCGGCTGCTCGGTCACTATCGCCTCCATTTCTATTCCGATGTGAAGTAGTGAATGGATCCTAGATCGTAGGTGGAGTTGTTAACAAGGTGGTCAGTAGTCAACGTTCCTGTGTTATCGACGTACAAGCCTCCACCAACACCGAGCGCACCATTGAAGTAGCGTCCGACGGGGTTGTAAGCGCGGGGTGGGCGCATGCCTGCAGGAATTACGCCCGCAGCAAGAATGGTTGCAGTACCAGTAGTGCCATGTAGGAGAACACCCTTCCAAAAGACTTCGTCGCCGCGGCGCATGATTGCAGGCTGCTGATATGCAGCGCTGAAGATGGTCCAGCCTGTTGACAGTGGAGTGAGAGCAATCCAACCTGTGTTCGCTTCTAGAGAGCGCAGTCGGCGTTGCTGCCTACGCTGAATACGTTCGAACTCAGACTGACCTACGGCTGGAGGCGTTACCCATGGAGGAAGCTGCTGTTCGGACATTAGTCTGTCTCCAACGCAAATTTAAGGTTCTCATCCGACTCAGACTGCTCAGGGGTGAAGCTCCAACCAAGCATTCGTGACGTGATCGCTTTTCCATCAGGAAAGCGTGGATCTGTGATATTGACAACAAACGTCTGGCCAAGATTATCCCAGCCAATAAAGTCGTCTGCACTGTTTAGCTCGAAGGTTGGGGCGACAAATGGCATTTGCAGTAGATCGGATGCCTTAGCATTGATCAGGTTCTGATCGGCAATATCGCCGTACTGTCGAAGCTGCCAGAAGTACGGCCTAAGGCTTGAACCTGACAGAGTAGCGTTACCGGTTACACCACTACCAATCGCTGCTGCTCGTACAGCACCCTTGGCACCACTCTCTGAATGCCAATAGTTCGCGATCTGTCCAGGGTAATCATAGACGGCACCGCTCGACACAAGTGAGCTTTGTGCCGTAACCTTGAAGGTCTTTGAGGTAGGACTAGCTACGTTAATAGTCACATCGAGCCCGTTGACATCCGGATGTGTAATTGCCTCAAGCAATTCACTGGCAAGCTTGTACTCGGTTGCTAGGTAGGACAGCGTACGCGTTATGCCTGTTGCACTAGGGTAGCTCCCTGTAAAGCCAAAGTTGTTGTTGGTCTGAGCCATCATCGTCGTTAGCCACGTTGACAAGATCGTTACCTGCTCTACAGCAGTATAGATCTGATCCGTGGTCATAACAATGTGCTCGAAGACACTTTCGAACGTCTGCGCAGTCAGTTGCACGGTTCGCGAGGTGCTCTGGTAGGTGCGAGACCAGATAGGTCCTGCCCAGATGCACACACCATCGCGCTCAACGTACAAAGCATGTTGGCCAGGAAGCGTACCTCCTAGTAGTACGCTATCGACGTCAATGCCTGTATCAAGGACGTACGTACCGGTAAAGTTCCCAGCACCATTCAGAATCTTATCCATGTAGACGCCATAAAGTGGGGCCTCTGACACTACGGCATTCGTCAACAAGTCCGCTGTATAGTAGCGCATTACTCCCATAGCTACGTCCACGCATTCCGGAAAGCGAGCAGCATCTGTCCACCACCCGAAGAGGTGTTAAGGTTCACCTGAACGATCTCACCAGGAGGAACGTTTGACCAGGCACCTGTTATAGCCAGATTGACTCGAACATTCGTAATCTCATTCAGCATGACTGTGCGCTTGTCGAAGTCAATTAACAGGTCATCCGTAGCTGACAACGTACCAGTGTAGGCGTACGTCGTCTGCCCGTATCTGTGCGTGAGCATGACGCTTGGATTCGTAAGAGGTCCTGCAAGGTGTGCACGCAGAGGCGTGTCGCGATTGCCGCCCGTAGTAAGCTGGTATGCAGTACCACCCGTACCAAATGTGCGTACATCGACAGTTTCTGTCTCGGCATAGATGCGAGGATCCTGACACACAATCTGCACCTGGAACGGAACAATGCCCAGTCGCCGGAACGAATCCTTGTCGTAACGCAGCCCTTGCGACTTGCCAAAGACAATACGAGTGCCTTGGTCGGTGCCGAAGTACAACTTCCGATCACGTCTCGTAGGAGCAAAGTTCGCCTTAAGCTGATCGAGGTATGCTTCTAGCGTGGCAGAGTTGGCATAGATGCTACCCTCAAGCGTGACTGTACGAGTCGACTCGAACTCCGAGGATACATAGCCACCGTGAAGACCTTCACGGTCATGCGTGCTAAGACGAAGTGGTGTAGCGTCGAGACCAGCCACGCTCGTAAGATCGACGAACGGCAAAGACGGCGAGGAGTTCAACGTTACACCGGACATCATGTAGCGGTACTCTTCGATGCCGAGTGCACCGTAGACGTCAGCAGAGAACTCGATCCAAGGCCGACGATAGAAGCGACCAGGACTTGTAGGAGTGATGATGTTCTGGCGACCTACCATAGGGTCGACATCAGGAACGTCATCTGCATCAGTTACGTAAATGAATGCATTAATAGCCGTCGAAGTAGAAGAGGATCGAGCACCAAGAGTTACCTCGATGCGATCGCCTGCAAGAATGGAAACGGACGACAAAGCAATACCTGACAGCATACGCTGCTGTCCAAAGACAGGCGTACCTGGGTTGGTTGGAAACTCGTACTGAGGATCAGTGAGCGTTCCCGTAGGTGTTGCTTGTGCTTGCCCTGTGTAAGCAGTTCCGCGGATGGTTGTACCGTTACCACTAATGACACGAATCGTGCACTGCAGCCACATATCGTTCGTAGCAGCACTCTCGAATGCAGGAACGACGATGCTAAACGTTCCATTCAGTGTGCCAGCAGGGAGAGGGTCACTCACGAACTGGTACGCAGGCACATTGAGTGGCTGTGTAGAGACACCCTTAGTTCCGCTGACACCTGTGGAAACGCCCAAGCCAGAGCGCGGATCAGCGCGCAACAGGCCACGCTTGCCAACGCCCGCAGTGTATCCTGTCGCATCCCACTGAGCAGAGAGCGCAGGCGCACCTGCGGTCAAACCAGTAGGGTCAATCCACGAGTTGAAGTACATGCGAGTGACCATTAGAAGCCCGTCCTATTCGCCAATTCCCACCCAAGCTTCTGTGCATTCGCACGAGGATCGATCTCCTGCGTGTGGACTGTGATGTTTTGCTCCACGACCTTCTGCGCCTGCGCGGTCCCAGGGTTTGCACCAACCACAGGGCGATTCGTGTAGGTTGCTGACGGGTTCGGCTGCATGGCAACCGCAAGGCGTCGGGACATGTTCTCAAGGTTGTTCTCACGGTCCCGCAAGCCCTTGCCAAGCGAGTCACCGAAGTTGTGTGCAATGCTAAGAGCAACCTTCGACGGGGACTTCATCTTCAGCTCGTCCTTGATCGCCTTGGCGATCTTGTGTCCGAGCCGTCGGGCAATCTCTTCGAGGTCCTCCTCCTTCTCGCGTAGACCGTCGACGAGCGCCTGTGCCGCATCGATGCCTGCCTGGTACATAGAAGCAGAGATGCTCTCAGCTAGACCTCCACCGCCCATGATGGTGCCTACATTGGCGTTGATGTTTGCCAGCTCGGCTGGGGTGGCCTTGACGAGTGCAGCAGCGTATGCGATCGCATCCTGAATCGGCATTGCAAGGATCATGTCGATCGTTGCTTGACTGAAGCCCATGCCCTTTAGCGTCTGTAGATCCTTACCAAATTGTGCAAGAGACGCAACACGGCTGGTAGTCATCTGGGAGATGTTGGCAGAGGTAATGTTCTCTGGTTCCAGGTTGAACGAGCTGAATGAACCGAAGTCCTTAATGGCACCAGTGAAGCTATCCCGAATACCCTTCAGCCGATCGACCTCTGCTACAGCGTCTTCGATCTCCTTGCGCTTCGCGCGCAGCTTCTTGTTGATCCGATCGAGGCGCTTCATGGACTTCTCGATAGCGTCTGCGACGTCGTCCAAACGGGTCTTGATGACCTTCTTACGCTTGTCGCCCTTAAGCTCCTTAGGCAAGGACTTCTCAATCATGTCCCGAGCGATGTCGAGGACCTGAGACATCTTGGGAGCGAAGCCTTCCGTACCGATCTGGGAGATGATGTCCTTGGTGACGCGTGCCAGGATCTTCTTCATCATCTTGGACATCTCGTTGCCTGGCTTGTCGCCATTCTCCTTGAAGGCAAGTGTAAGTCCATCAACCATGTCTACGCCAAGATCGTACGTCTCACGCGAAGGGCTCTTCGCCTTTGCTGCTGCCTTACCTGCTGCGATTGCGGCCCTCACCGCTGCAGCAAGACTTGCCGACCATTGCAATGCTGCACCAGCGAATCCATTACCGAACCCGTTCTTCGCTGCTGTATCGACCTCCGCAGAACCGGTACTTGCTTTGCCCTTAGCACTCGTCATACCACTTTGAATGCCACGAACAAACGGATTCAGGTCAGGCTTCACATTGCGCGTCTTGCCTCGGACGTCCTTGGCGAAGTTGTCGATCTCCCTATTGCCTTGCGCGAGGCCCTTCTTGATGGACTTGGCGACTGTATCCAAGAAGGACATGTCTGGCTTCGGCTTCGCCTTGCCTACCTTGTCGAGACCCTCCTTAGCGCCCTCACCAGCCTTCTTCAGGTCCTTGAGCTGCTTCTTGCTGACCTCGAGGTGGAAGAGATCGATGACGGTCTTGAGCTGCTTCGGGTTCAGCTTGAACTGCGCCTGTAGCGCCTTCAGGTCCTTGATGCCCTTAGGCGCACCCTCAGTACGGAAGTGTGTAATGACTTCCTTGGGTAGCTGGTTGACGACGGCGGACTTCTCTTCAACCGCCCTGATCGAGTCCTTGATAGCGTCGCTCTCGAGGCCGTACTTCTGGATGATGTCCTCGATCTGGCCAATGTGGTTGTCGTTCAGAGCATCGATGCGTGCCATACCGCCTGCAGCATAGCCAGCATTGTTCTCGTAGAAGTCCTTGACAAACGCCTTCGCGTCCGACATTGCGTCGCCGACCTTCCGAACCGACTTCTCCTGACCCATCATGGAGTTGACGACGTCATTGCTTGAGAGGCCGAGAAGTCGCATGTCTGCGATCATGCCAGACTTCTGAAGGTTGTCGTAGATGGTTGCGCGAGTCACCTTGGTAGTTGCCGCGGTCACCTGATCCAGAGTCGCGGCGTAGTCTTCCATCGAACCAACGGACTTGTCGGTCTGTTCCTTGTTCGCTCGCATCTCAGCAGTCAGTGCACCGATAGCTCCGATGCCTGCACCGATGGCCATGCCGATCGGGCCACCCGCCATGAAGCCGAGCAAGGCGCCACCAGCGATCATCTCGAACCCTGCAAGGTCCCTTTCGCTATCGGACGCAGCAGAACCCATACGACGAAGGCCATCGGCAATCAAGATGATGCCTGCACTGAACGCAGCAAGCTTGCCTGTTGCGGCACCTGCAGTCATACCAAGCATTCCGACGGCGCCAGAGAAGGCCCACACAGCACCACCGACGACTGTCAGGATACCGACGAGTGTCAACAGGATTGCAGAGAACGTGATGAAGTACGTAATGCCCTTCTTGACCTCTGGATCAAGGCTTCGGTAGGCATCGAGCATCTTGTTGATGGCGTCCATCACCTTGATGGCTGCAGGCAAGAGGTGATCGCCCATCTCGATCCGCAACAGCATCCAGTTGTTCTTCAGTTCCTGGAGCTTCGCCTGCGGAGAGTCAGCCATCTGGTTGAAGGCCTTCTCGGCCTCACCAGCTGTGTCAGCCATCTCACGAGTGCGCTTCTCGAACTCCTTCGACTTGGAGAAGTACATGTCGAAGAAGCGCCGAGCCTGAATCGTTCCACCTGCACCGAGGAACAGCTTCTCAAGTGCAGCTGCACGTTGTGTCGTTGTCATCTTGCCGAACTGATCATCCATGTCAGACAGGATATCGACCAGCGGGCGGAACTCGCCAGCAGTGTTCTTGACCTCGATGCCCATAGCGTGCAGGCGTTCTCCGACCTTCGTCTTGGAGATCGCATCGAGTGCACGCGCAGAAGACGATGCAGCCATAGCTGCCGAGACACCGTTTCGGGTCATGAACGCAAGCATAGCACCAAGTGTCTGGTAACTCTGACCAGCTCTCTTGGCGCTTGGGATAGCGCGACCGATTGTCTTGGCGAACTCGTCGTAGGTGCCGACGCCCTTCTGCACAAGACGGAACATGAAGTCGGATACTTCTGCAGCGTTCTCGACTGAGATGCCATAGGCATTCATAATTGCCAAGTTGGCGCGAGTAGCCGTCTCCATGTCGGTCTGACCACCGACAGTATCCTTCGCGAACTGCTTCAGAAGCGTCCGCGCACCTTCCACGTTGGTATCGATGGAGGAGAAGATGTCGTACAGTGCAGGCTGGATCTGCTCGAAGGCAACAGGGATCTCGTCGCCGATCTCCTTGCCGATATCACTGAGCTGCTGCAACGACGCGCCGGCCTTGTCGACCTGCGTCTTGGTACGTGCTACCTGGGTCTCGTACTCCATCGTAACGGCGATGTTCGATGCCATCGCCTCGACGCCTCGTACGCCGACGTAGGTCATAGTAGCGCCAAGCGCCATAGCTGCAGTACCTTGCGCTACGCGCAAGCTAGAGAGGTGGCGCTGAAGGTCGCGCTCTTCGGCCAGAAGCCGGATGTGTTCCTTCTCTGCATTGATGTAGTCCTCTTGCTGCTGGCGAAGGATGCGGTTGTTCGAGATATCCTTGACACGCGTCTGCTGTGCATCCAGCATCGCACGCTGGTAGACACGTTGCGCAGTTGCATCCTTCTTGCTGGCGAAGTATGCTTCGCGTGCAGCAAGAGTCTGACGCTGATATGCCTCTTCGATGTCGTGAACGCCTCGACGCATCTGCAACAGGTTCGCCTGCGACTGACGAACGGATGCATTACTGATGCGGATCGCATCACGATCAAGCTTGGACATGTTAGAAGAGAGGCGACCAAGTGTGCGCGACGCCTCGTCTCGTGCGCGTAGAATCAGCGTTAGTTCCCTGCCGCTGAGTGCCACTTGGTCACCTCCCCTCAGTTCTTGGGCCGACGTTGGTCGTCAAGCTTCGCCTTGTCTATGTCGGCTAGCAGGACTTGTCTTATCAGCCACACGTGCTTGCTGTCCTGATCGTACAAGCCGCCTGATCCAGGAAGGCAGTTGAGTTGTTGGCACAGGCGCGTCATCTCGATCGCGTCCCATGCCTCCTGCATGATGTCTTGCGGATCACCAGGAGGGAGAACAACCGCCTTCGTGATGTCGGCGGCTAGTCTTCCCCCTCTTCGTCCTCGTCGAAGTTGTTGATCTCCGACAGCCAAGTGTCGATCTCCTCACCGGCGCGAGGGTCCAGCTTCTTGATGTCTGCAGCCGTCGTCAGGTCGAGCTTGCGTGTGTTCGACACGGGCTCGTCCGAGTTCACGTCGCCGATGGGGCCAGTGATCTCGGCTTCGAGGTTGTGATCCATGATGCACTTCTGGAAGTCGAACAGCGACGCAGCTTCGTTGACGAGGTTCATCTCGCCTTCCATGTCGTCGTTCTTCTTGCTCTTCCGATCCTGCATCTTGATCTTCATGCCGCTGACCATTGCGCGACGCTGCAGCTTCTCACCGTAGGTCAGACGGCGTGCTTCGACCCAGCCGCCCGGAAGCGACTTGAGGTCCTTGTGGATGGTTTCAGCGCTTGCTGTTGCGATTACCATGGGATCCCTCGTCCTGTGGTAGTGGGTGGTGTGCCCCCTGCGGTCCCTGTGTGGGCAAAGACCACAGGGGGCGTCAGCCGGACTAGGTGATGTCCTGCTGAGTCTTGATGGTGGTCTTGTACGCCGACGTGGTTGTCGTGTCGTACGCACCCTGGTAGGCGATGCTCGCACGGATCAGGTCACCCTGGCCGCTGAGCCCGACTTCGTAGGTGTCCTTGATGGCCACTGGGATGTCCAGCTGGATGCTGTTGTTGGCACCCTTGGTGGCGATGAGCGTGACGGACTGGGACGTGAGCGCCTTGAATGCGTCGTAGTCAGCTCGGGACTCGAAGTCTCGGTCGAGCGTGAGCCCAACCGATCGCTCACCGAAGTTGATGAACTCGGCACCCTGACCGGTGTTCTTGAGCCGGTACTGGGCCTCTCCGTTGTCCTCCACCGTGAACTCGAAGTTGTCGCAGTCGAACACCTGCGACGCCGTCGGGATCTGGATGTTGTACGTTCCAGCTCCGTATGGTGCCGCCTGGATGCCGGTCTGCCACGTTGCGGTCGGCAGCGACTGTGATGCCTCGTCGCGACCCAGGATGCTGACGTTGAACATCAGCTGCCCGTCCTGAATCGAGAAGCTGTGCGACGACACCACGCATCCGGTGTAGCCGAACACGAGACCGTTGCGGACGACTGTGATCCTT